TAGTCCCTGCCGAGGACGTTCACTTTGGGCTCGCCGATAACACGGTAGGCATGGGCGATACTACGGGGCGATTCATCGGCACGCAGCCGCAGAACACGGCATGGCTGGATCGCATGGGTACGTTCTTAATGGTAGACTGGCTGCCCGCAGAGGACGAACAGAAGATGCTTGTAGGTCTGTATCCTGCAATCTCTGATTACCTTGCAAGTAAGATTGTCAGTACTGCTAATCTCCTGCGCAATGGCATGAAGCAAGGTAACCTGTCGGTCTGTATGTCAATGCGCGTCACTCAAGCATGGTGTATGCACGCCAGTAACCTCCGGGATATCAAGCAGGCATTTACTATGGCGTTCTTGAATCGCTTGGACAATGCCTCAGAGCGTGAAGCGGCAGAGGAAGTCTACCGTAATATCTTCGGCTAAAAGGATTACTAGTAAGGGGCAGGGACGCCCGAGGATTAGATTATGAAACTTGAAATAGGAATAGGTCAAAATCTATCCTTTTATGTCCTAAAATATGGACAAGGAACACTTAGAAATGTACTCAGAGTTGAAAAAAGCACAGAGCCGGAAATGTTCATATGGCTTACCCAATATCTTTTAGATCAGGGCCATGATCCTACTATAGAGCATAAATGGTACGAGGTAGAGCTATGAAAATCTGTGTAGGTTACGTTGTTCTTTCTAATAAGAACGAGATATATGTATGCCCATACAGCCATACAGAGAATAGTGGCTTACATATTTGTGAACTAAGTGACCAGGCGTTTGCTTTAGACTTTCGTCTTACTGATCCTCTCTTAGTAGAGTTTATAAAAAATAACGCAACTCCTGAATTGAGCACAGAAATTTGGAGCATAATAGAATTAGATGACTAATAAACTTTCACACGACGAATTTGTACCCTGCGCACCAGAGCAGCCCGGTTCAGTGCATGTACATCATTACAAACAGGGACCGGGAAAGAACAAAATGTACGTAACGAGGTTGGATAATGGAAACATCATTGCTTTTTGTCATCATTGTAATTCAAGTGGTTTCTACGGCATACGTAATAACGCTAATGCAGCAAACAGTACGGATGCTAGTTCCCATATTCGCGTATCAAGCTTTCAAGGCAAAGGAGGATATGGAAGCGCACCTTTCAGCATCCCGGCAGACTCCGAAGGACGAGCCCTCGTCTGGCCCAAGGAACCCTTAGACTGGGCAAGGCAGTATCTTACCCTTGATCAGTTATCAGACTCCCCACTAACCTACAGTGCGTGTGAACAGGCACTTATATTTCCTATGATCAATGCCGACTATCCCCATACATTAGTCGGATTTCAGTTAAGGAAATTTCCAGAAAATGAACCTAAGTATTTGACTAATAGGAATAATTCACTTGCCCTTGACACGCCCATAGACCCCTTCTATACTGCACTGTCCAAGACCTTAGTCATTACAGAGGACTGGATATCGGCCTATAAGGCCGCTCTTGCAGGCTATGATGGACTCCCCTTAATGGGGGCAAACCTACGTGAGAGTCAATTTGTACACCTACTGAAGTTCAAATATGAGCGGTACGTGATTGCACTAGATAATGACAATCCTTTGATCCGTAGGCAGCAAAGAACACTGGACACTAGACTGTCGGGCTATGCGCCCACTCTTCTACTTAAACTTACTAAGGACTTAAAAGAGTATTCCTTAGATGACATTAAGGATCTGATAGAATGAAAGTGAAAGTTCTTTTTTTCGAGGACGATGACTATGACAGTGACCCGTATTTTCATCTATGTGAGTATGTAGAGGAATCGTCAAAAGATGGGAAAACCCGCTGGTTCAGGAAGTTAATGGAAGGACAGAGGGAAGATTGGTTGTCGGTTCATAGAGACGGTCTGTGCGAGCACACGCACGCGTTAAATGATACTAGTGTGTTCGATTATCTCATGGACAAATTTGGTACTCTTGAAGGTACTTATGCAGAGTGGGAATTATGAAAATATATATGATGATAATAGGGAACTATCCGTCCATAGCTTTATGTGACAAACCACCCGTAAAGAATTGTTACGCAAGATATTGTTTTAAAAGTAAAGTCAACGCTTTCGGAATTATAAAAAGTAAGGAGCCCGATTTATTCAATTATCTTACTAATACTTTTAATATACCTGACTCAGATAAAGGATTTATAGAGGTGGAGTTATGAAGATATATTGTTTTATAAAAGATGATATGATTGGAGTATATGATAGGGAGAATTGGGAGGAGCAAGGAAAAGATATAAGACTCACACAGTTAACTAACTCTCTCGGAGTTGACGAAGTACAAGAGTTTATTAAGTACGTTCAGGTTAATCATGAACCTGTGTACAACCACTTGCTTGACGTACATCCGGACACATACATGTATGAGGTAGATTTATGAAAGTTTATATGTTTATAATTCCGAGGTACCGTTCAATTTGTATCGGCCCGAAGAAACCTTATTATAGCCCTACATACGGCAGTTCATGGAAAACACCTTGCGGTAACTTCGGTATTACAAAAAGCAAGCACCCTGAAATTTTTGATTACCTTATTAGTAAATATAATATCCCAAACGATGACCAACCTGCGATTGAAATAGAGTTATAACATGGCTTACAATACTTTTTGCATGGATCTGGTACTGCAACTGAACAAGCCCGACATGGCTAAGTACCGTTCTATTATTACTACTAATAAATTTATTCCAGAAGAAGTATTGGAGGTAGTCAATTGTATTGAAGAATACTGTACTTTCATAGGTGCAGATTTAATTGCAGACTGGTACTCATTCTCCAATTGGTACAATTCTTGCAAGAGTACTAAATGGAATGTACAGATCACTGCGCTATGTTCTGCTCTCGCACTGCACGTACAGTCAGGATCTGGCGATGCCATCCTGCAAGCTTTCATTGATAAGAAGTATGCCGAGGCTATTTCTTTGGAGGCAGATGAAGTCTATTCTGCCCCACCTGCTAAGTACCATCCCAATAAAGGGGACTCCATACAAGCCCTTGTAGACGCCTACAGGGCCGAGTCAGTACGGACCAATAGGGAGGTAGCAGTACAGGAGAGTTCGTCCGTCCTAGAGGCTCTCAAGAGCATTAAACGTAGTGGTTTAAGCTGGCCTCTGGCCTCTCTTAACATAATTATTGGTCCTATCAGCAAAGAGTTCATCATCGTTGCCAGTAGACCGGATGGAGGTAAGACTACTTTCATGGCCCATACTGCTCAACATATGGCACAACAATTGCAAGGGGATAAGGTAGTACTATGGTTCAACAATGAAGAAGCTATTGACAGGGTAAAGAACCGAGTAGTACAGAGCACACTAGGTGCCAGTGAAGCAGACATTGACAGTGACCCTATCACTGCTAATCATCAATATGAATCTATTATTAATAATAAGATTATATATATAGAAGATAGTACTTCTGTAAATAAGATAGAACGTATGATATCTAAATATAATCCGGGATTAATTATTATAGATCAGTTATATAAAGTTAAAGGTAGCTTCGGGCCTACCGAAATGGAGGCTGAGCGGTTTCGTCAACTATGTGAATGGGCTAGGAACATAGGTAAGCATGTAGCGCCAGTGATAGTCAGTAACCAACTTGACGCAACGGCAGAGGGCGAGAAGTGCCCGCCCATGAATACACTCTATGGATCTAAGACAGGTGCTCAGGGCGAGGCTGACTGTATTGTCATGATAGGAAGGGACTTCCATACGCCAGATAAACGGTATTTGTACACGCCTAAAAACAAGTTGACTGGTAGAGTACAGATGGCAGAGGTATTACTAGACCGAGAGGTAGCTAGATTTGCTGATATCTAGCAGGAAATCTAAATGAGGTTTGCGGATATATGAAAGTCCATATGGTTCTCAACAGAGCAGAAGGAACAATAGACGTTTGCAACGTCCCTTTTAAATACGACCGAACTCTAGACCTATGGAGCTACGACATATATAATCCTGAATGGATTAACCTAGAGATAAAGAAAGAAGACGGAGAGTTATTCAACTACGTACGTAAATTTATGGACGGCCCTGAACGACCTGTAGAGTTATATATATGAAAATCTACTATATAGTATTCCCTAAGAATGTAGCGGTGTCTAATAAACCACTAGTTAAAAATGGAAACCTCTCATGGGGGTACGCAACTCCTTGTACTTATAAAAGTTTCAATATTACCAGTTACCCAGAGGAGTATGAGTGGTTTGTGAAGCAGGCTAATGGAGAACAGTCAGTACTTAAAGAGTTAGAACTATGACACACGTATTTGTAGAAAAGATCAGGAAGTATCAGGAAGTATTGAAGAGTGCTTTTATATACGTCGTTGACGTAGAGACTACTTTGATTAGTAAAGATAAGTATAAGACTGTCTATAATACTCCTCCTAAGTACATCTGCCATGGTTGGGTAAATTGTACTAATTTTGATACACCCTCTATACTCTGGAATAGTGGAAATCTTTTTGATGGATTCAAAATACACAGGGATTTATTGTTAGTAGGTCACAATATATCCTATGATACATTCATAGCCTCAACTGTGGTCTACTCTGATTTCAAGGTTGGAGTATTTATATGGGATACCATGTTGGCAGAGTATCTACTGACTAATCAAATTGAAAGGATGCCAAGTTTAGAACAGTGCTGCGAGAATCATGGTATTGCCATGCGCAAGGACGAGGAAGTAGCACAGATGATGAAGGCAGGAATATGCCCTTCGACTATCCCCAAGGACAAGCTAGAAGAGTACCTTAAGGGTGATCTGTTGATGACCAAGGAAGTCTTTAAAAAGCAGAGGGAACTGTTCTATCAACGTCCGCCTGAATGGCAAGTAATGTTTATTAATCAAATGTTCTTTCTTGTTAATACTCTTCGTGCATCGTGCAACGGTATGAGGATTGATTGGGGTTTCGTCGCGGGAAACAAGACGACTCTGGAAGCTTCTGTAGCAGCTTATGAAGCGGACCTTAAAAAGTTTATGGGGGACAAGACTAGTACTGATCCTTCAATCTGGAATCCTGCCTCTAATACAGACCTGTCAGTATTCCTGTACGGCGGTATCAAAAAGTGGGATGAACGTGTCCCTAATGGAGTTTACAAGACTGGCATAAAGGCCGGCCAGACTAAGTATAAGATAGAAAAGAGAGTGTGCCTATGCCGAGACACATTCCCGAATTTATCATCTGTCGATGAAGCAGCTATACGACAATGTTTAGTCTATGCAAGCCATCCTTCTGGATGGAAGGATTTTCTAGAGAAATTAATTGAATACAAGGATATCAATAAGAATCTTAATACGTACTTTGAAGGTTATATGAATCATGCTACAGTTGACGGATTCATTAAGCCTAAGTACAATCATGGCTTGACGCCTACTGGCAGGTTGACATGCTCTGGTCCTAATCTACAGAATATTAAGGGATAACTATGAGAGTATATCTACAGAATTTCCAGAATATCTGGATTCTTTACTCAGATGAACCTATACCGCCTAATATTAAGGAAGAAGAGACTATCGGTTATTCAAATCGATCCCTTAAGTGTCACATAAAAGATCATGAAGATATAGTCTATTGGGCTAGAAAGAAAATACCTCAAGGGGTTACGGTAGAGTGGGAGATATGAGCAACATTAAAGAGGCGTTTATCTCACGATTTGGGGACAAAGGATTACTAGTAGAAATTGACTTAGTTCAATTGGAAGTCATGGCTCTTGCCGAACTGACTCAAGATCCTGTCCTGATTACGGAGTTGAATAGTGGTGTAGACATTCATAGGATGAACGCCTCTATGTGGCTTAAGAAACCCCCGCACACTGTCACTGATGCAGAGCGTAAGAAGGCTAAGATCATGACCTTCCAGTTGACCTACGGTGCTGGTGCTAAGCGTATGGCAGAGGATTTGGGTATCCCCCAAGATGAGGCACGGGAGTTCATTGACGCCTTTCTACGGAAGTATAGTTATATAGCAGAACTCTTTGATAGAGTTCGATATATATGTGCGCAGACCAAAGTGTCTGTAGAACCTGAAAATAAGAACCGTACTATGTCGGTTATCAATGTCCCAACGAAGAGGGAGTATACTGCTACCTATAAGCAGTCAGACTATGGAAATCATGATTGGCAACTAAGCCCTACAGAGTTCAAGAATTACCCCGTCCAAGGGTTTGCTACTGGTGATATGGTTCCTTTGATTATCAATATGATCATAGAAGACCTTGACACCCAATGTGCTAGGAACTATGATATCTGGGGTCAGGGAAACATATTGTTTATTAATACAATTCATGACAGTGCGATGTTTGATTGCCATGAGGATGATCTAGGGTATCTTCTAATTGCAGTAGAAAGAACCTTCAAGGAACTTAAGGACTCTTTCTTGACTCTATTCAACTATCAACTACAATTGAACTATACGTACTCTGCAAAGTTTGGACCTAACTGGAAAGACGTGATAGAGATTACTCGTGCTGACGTTAAAGAAATTATCAAGTAAAGGAAAATATAAATATGTCTAATATGCGTGCAGAAGGTGTCATCGAAGCTCTGACTAAGGATGGCAAAGGTTTTCTTATTGACGGTCAGTGGTACAAGTGCTTTACGCCTGCCATGATGAAGGCGACTAAGGGTGACTTTGTATCCTTCTCCTATAAGCAGGTAGAAAAAGACGGCCGAACTTATAATAACGTATCCGGCGTTGTGTCTGGTTCTGGTGGTTCTGGTACTGTTCCCAACAGCGGTACCGTTTCCAAAGTCGCAGGTGTGGGACCGACCCAGACTCGTGATCCTCTCATGCTTCCTGTTCTCCTTACTCGTGAACGGGCTATTATTCGGCAGTCTAGTCTCGCTCAGGCAGTGAATTATGTCTCTACTAATAAAGATGCAGGGGACTCTATTGTAGACGTACTGGCTATCGCACGTGAGTTTGAAGCCTATGCCTCTGGCGATCTGGACATTGAGACTGCCAAGCTGTCTTTGTCCATGGAAGATTTGGACGGAGCAAATGATTAGTAATAATTATAATCTAGTTTGTTCTTTGCAGAGACAAAGAGAAACAATGCTAGAAGAGCTACGACAGCTAATAGAAGATTTTAAATTTTGTAACGAAGAAACGACTAAAGAATTAGTCGAGCTACTTCAAGACGTAGTAATAGAACACACTAGGGGGTAAAATGGAATATGAACGCTTCGAGCGTTATGCTTGGGACAGTGCAGAAGAGGCATTTAAGGATCTTGGCGTAGATGGGACTAAGCACCTTGTCCTTGTAGACTCTGACTGCATTGTCTATCCTACTGCCTTCTCAAGGATTACTATGCAGGGCGTAGAGGCAACACAGCAGGCGGCAGTAAACAAGCTGACCGCTTTGTTGAATACTCTTCCCAAGGGGGAGGACTACAAGATAGTCCAAGTCTTTACTAGTAGTGGAAGCCCTAAGTATCGGGACCAGTTTATTAAGCAGGTTCCGTACAAGGCCAACAGGAAGACTAGTACTGCCAAACCTCCTGAATATGTCAAGGAGATTACGGAGGCACTGACGGAGCACAGTGTCTCTATCTACTGTGATCCTTTGGTCGGTGAGGCAGATGACTATATCTCTATACTTGCGGAACATTTTGCGGGAGGTTCCTGTATCATAGGTTATGATAAAGATCTGTTGCAGATCCCTGGATATCATTTTAGAGGAACAGTAAATCCGGTGGAAGTCTCTGTCGAGCAGGGTGAAAGATTTCTTTATCGCCAAATGCTAATGGGGGATCAAGCTGATAATATACCGGGATTGAAAGGTGTAGGGCCAAAGACTGCGCATAACTTAATTCCTAACGAAATTCACCTACAGCACCAAATGTTTGACATAGTAGTTAAAGAGTACTGCAAACGCATGGAAGGGACAGTAGACGAGATTACAGACTATCTGTTTGAGACCGCCAACCTTCTCTATCTTCGCAGGGGCTTCGATGACCACTGGAATCCGCCCATAGTATGATTAAGAAAGAAGACATAAATGAGATTGATCCTCCATGGTGCCCCATTTGTAATGCTACTATGGTGGAGAATCACAGTAAAACGTGGGCAGGCAAATCTTGGCAATACCACAAGATTGTTTTTGTTTGTAACAAAGAACGGAGTCATTACCTTAAATTCGAAGCCCTCTCTGTAGAGGAGTATAAAAAGTTTATTGCTGAGGTATGGCATCTTGGCTAGACGACCCATCTTCGCCAAGAAGAAGTTCAAGAGGACTGGAAGATTCCGGTCCAACTTCGAATTGAATATTAGTAAACAATTAATTGAGGCGGGTGCCCAATGGAAATACGAGTTACATCGCTATGAGTACTTCTTACCAATTAACGGTGAAGTTATCTGCCAAACTTGCGGAAAAACTAAAGCTATTACCCGCAAGAAATATCTCCCTGACTTTTTCCTTTCCAATGGAGTTGTCATCGAGGGAAAGGGAAGATTTACTGTCCCAGATAGAAAAAAGCTCGAAGCAGTACGCAGATACAATCCAAGCCTTGATCTCCGAATACTGTTCTACTATGACCGCAAGGTCAACGCCAAAGGAGACAGATACTCAACTTGGGCGGAGAAACATGGGATACCTTGGGCTGTAGGTAAAGTACCGGAAGAGTGGATGCTTAATGCAGACCAACCTTTCCCTAGGTCATGGGATAAATCTTTTGGTAAGAGAGACACTGTAGAGGCACCTAAGAGACGGAAACGTGTTCCTAAAGTGTCATAGTTGTGGGTATGAGCAACCAAAGAAGAATCATGGAGCTTGGGTAACTCTATACGATATCAGTCTCTGTTCTAAGTGCAGATACAAACTTGCAATACGTATTAAAGGATCTCCACAAGGTAAGGCATGGCCTAGTTATGAAGAAATATTTAATCTCTACATTGATGATTGCCAGCCTAAATAGTTGGGCGGGTAGTACGTACCTGACGGTGCATAAGGACATGAAGGCTTCAACGGAGATAATGTCAAGAGCCAGTAAGTTTGTACAGATATGTTCTATACCAGTAAAGAGTGTATTGAAGGGAGAAGTACTGAAGGCTCACAGTACTATGACTACTACCAACGATACTGGTTTGGTAGTAGGAGTAACGGCAGAGGTACACTGGTGTGATCCTAGCGCTCTTAAATGCTATCGCAGAATAGTCCAGACTGACAGTAACCAACGGGACGGAGGGAATGTAACACCACAGGAACACCATAAGGTATATAAACCTACTGCAAGGTTGAAAGCTATTAGGAACTATCCTATACTCAAGGCTACGGCAGTACTTGTAGGTTACAGTACTGGTAAGGCAGTAGGCCAAAGACTTAATATTGACATGTGTGACATAGACTTGGAGAGGCAATTATAATGATCTACTGTAATCTAATAGTGATGCTATTAAACATCTTTGTTGCGTGTTATAGCCTCAGTGTGTTTAAGAGTGTCTTTCACTGGACTTGTCTCTTGAATATCGCTTTCGCCATTTGGAATAGCTACTATGTTTATTTAAATATCATTAAATAAGGGAAATTAAAACATGGCTAAGAAGATTGAACAGATTCCTGTCTACCGAGTATAATGTCTACTAATAATAAGATATTGGTCATTGGAGACGCCCACGTGACTAACAAGCAGTCACTACGGCGCTTCAAATGGTTGGCAGGGTATATCAAGGATAACATCCCTGATTATCTAGTCATTATGGGTGACTTTCTGACCCTTAACTCCCTGTCTGCTTGGGACAGGGATAAGCGCCTTCTTATGGAAGGCCGCAGATTCTACCAAGAGATAGACGCAGGTAACGAAGCTCTAGATACTCTGGAGCTTGAGAAATATCCACAACTAGTAAAGAAGTTTATACATGGCAACCACGAAGATAGACTTACTCGGTACATATACACACACCCAGAGTTGGCTGACGAACGAACAACTGTCTCAAGTCTTCTCCATCTTAAAGAGAGAGGGTTTCAACAAACCCCTTATCGCGATTACACCAGTATTGGAGGAATCTACTTCACTCATATCCCCTTCGGAAAGGCAAGGGAAATCTCGGGTAAAGATATATGTTCGAAGGCCGAACAAGTAACTGTCAATAGCGTAGTCTTTGCTCATACGCATGAGCTACACACCTCTTGTGTCCATAAGGAAGGCCAGAAGCATCTTCAGCAGATCTTGAATGCCGGATGCTTCTTTGAGGAAGATGAAGAGTACGTCCAAGGTCATATGACGAACTACTGGAAGGGGATTATTGAACTGGATAACTACTCATATGGTAGGTTTGATTTAAAGACTACTAGTATGGGAAGGTTGAAGCGGGAGTATGGAGGATGAGTAATAGAGTAGAACAAGGCCAGAAGGTTCTTAATCAACTTAAAAAAGCCGGTTTAATAGATCCTACGACTTGGACCGGCTCTAACGGCCCTCATGTTGCCGTAGGAGGGGCTGTGGGGCGTCCTACGGGGTCTTCCCTTAAGGACAAGGACTCAATCGTACAGGAGACAGTAGAGAGGCTCTCAGAGGCTATTGCAAAGCTATGTAATAGGTACAACCTCTCTGACTCTGTTCAGATGACTACAGAGGTAGACTTGGTAGAGACTGCCAACTATACGACAGTTATCCTGACGGCAACTATTGAATGGCTACCTAATCCTTATGTTTTTGTAGCGCAGGAGAAAGTTAAGACTAGTAATAAAACCGTGAGTAACCCCTTGAGAGGTGCTACTATTCTAGGTGGTAGTAATACGGTGACTACTCAACAGATGGAACAGATGCAGAAGCAGTTGGAAGAAAGTCAGAAGTGGAAAGAGATCTCTAAAAAATATGCACTGCTAAATCAGCAGGAGCCTCCGTTTTGACTTCCGAATACTTCTCCTTAGAAGAACGGGAAGGTATTAAACAAGAGGTACTCGACAGGTACGATATTTACGATATACTGACTATCCTAGACCTTGAACTAGAGGTAATGTATGACAGACTAGAAGAAGACATATTGGATAATCTTGACAAACTAGAGATTGAACATGGCAAATATTCTGTCGAATGGGAGTGAAATTTACGGAAGAATCCCAGACGTTATATGGGATATAAAACTAAGAGAGGTTGCTGATCATCTAAAACGTGAGGGTATAAGAGAAGAAGAGATTGAAGCGAATCTCTTATCTGTTGAATACCAGATGAATTATGATTCCTATTACATAAAAATAACTACAAAAACAAAGTTTGATGGGTGGTTATATTACGTATTCTCTGTAGATGCTAAACACTTGAAATCATGAGCAAGACTAAGACAGGTGAGCAGACGGCTCTAGAGAAAGATTTACTAGTAAGTGGTAAATACGGATCTAGGAAAGAACGTAGTAAGAGGCAGTACGACCGACATAAAGAGCAGGAACGATTGAAAGAGGAACTGGAAGAGTATGGACAACAAAACCGTATCAGTTAAACTACTGTGGGTTCAGAGTACGTCTTGTTGGGACTGTGGCGGAAGAGAAGTTGTTTCGTCAATCTCGGATTGGGATGAAATATCAAAGGAAGACTTTGAATATCTACGCAGATACACCTACTCCCTCAGAGAAAAAGAGGGCAGAGACGGTCTCTTACCCCTGCTTGTTGTTAAAGATGGTTATCCTATTCAGCAGAGAATCATAGAGGTGAGAGAATATCTAGTCTCAGTAAAAGAAAAAGAATTAAAAGAGAAGTTAGAAAGAGAACGAAAAAAACTAGAACGAGAAGAGAAAAAACGACTTAAAGAAAACCAGACTAAACAAGATTTGTTTGAGAAACTTAAGCAGGAACTAGGAAAATAATGACAGAGTATAATATTCCCAAGCTAGTAGCCGTTGGCCTACTGTTGACTATTGGTGTTCCTTATATCTGGCATTTGATGGTAGGTTAAGAATGACTACAATAAATAGATTCCGTACGGAGATAGGTGCCAACGTCTTCTTTCAGAAGTATGCTCAAGGTGGGAATGTCAGTTGGGATAACCTTGCTATCCGCCTTGTTGACGATGTTTGTGGGACTATGGGTAACACTCTGCATCCTATACTTAGTAGTAGTGAGCGTGACCAGCTTATTCAATATATAAAGGAAATGAAGTTCATTCCGGGTGGTAGGTATTTGTACTACTCTGGAAGACCTGTGCACGCATGGAACAATTGCTTTTTGTTACGGGCAGAGTTTGACACTAGGGAAGAGTGGGCAAACGTAATGTGGAGAGCTACTAGTTGTTTGATGCTAGGGGGAGGGATAGGAGTAGACTATTCCCGTATTAGGCCGTCAGGGCGCAGCCTGAGCCGTACAGGGGGTATTAGCAGTGGTCCATTGAGTCTCATAAACATGGTGAATGAGACTGGTAGATTTGTTCAACAAGGCGGTAGCCGTAGATCCGCTATCTATGCTAGTCTCAACCATAAGCACGAAGATATATGGGACTTTCTCAAAGTAAAGAATTGGGAGAACTATCCAGTTGCAGGCACGAATCTTGCAGAGGTAAAGAAAGATCATTTCAACTTTCCTGCTCCTCTTGACATGACTAATATTTCTGTCAACTATGACAATAAGAACCTGATTCATACTTCAGGTACTGGTTTGATTCAACAGTTTGACGCTACTAATAAAGTTTTCTTGGAAAACTGTAAACAAGCGATGATGACTGGTGAACCTGGATTTAGCTTTAATTTTGGAGAGCAAGAGAATGAAACGCTTAGGAATGCTTGTACTGAAGTTACTAGCGAAGATGATTCTGACGTTTGTAATCTTGGTTCTATCAATCTTGGAAATGTACGCGATGTGGATGAATTCAAAGAAGTGGTACGTCTGGCATCGAAGTTTCTTGTATGCGGGACTATCAGGGCCGATTTACCCTATGATAAAGTTAAGACAGTACGGGAGAAGAATCGTCGATTGGGCCTTGGACTTATGGGAATACACGAATGGCTCCTCAAGCGAGGATCAAACTACGAAGTAACTCCTGAATTACACCAATGGTTGAAGGTGTACAAAGATGAATCAGAGCAATCTGCAAATGAACATTGCGATAGATTGTATCTCAGTAGACCTGTTGCTTATCGAGCTATCGCGCCTACAGGTACGATTGGTATCCTTGCAGGAACAACTACGGGCATCGAACCTCTCTTTGCAGTTGCATATAAGCGGCGTTATCTCACCGATGGAACCAAGTGGAAGTATGAATACGTAATTGACCATACGGCAGATTTACTAATAAAAGAAACTGGTGTCAGTCCTGATAAGATCGACACTGCATACAATATGGCAGGTGACTATGAGCGAAGAATCAAATTCCAGTACGATATTCAAAGCTACGTTGACATGTCAATTAGCAGTACCATCAACTTACCCCGTTGGGGAAGCGAGGAAAATAATGATGGCAAGGTTGAGCACTTTGCAAACATCCTTGCGAAATATGCTCCAGGGCTTCGCGGATTTACGTGCTATCCAGATGGAAGTAGAGGAGGTCAACCCATCACTGAAGTCTCCTATGACGAAGCCAGAGGACATAAAGGAGTCATATTCGAAGAGAACGACCCCTGTACCGGAGGAGTCTGCGGCGTCTAAGGAACTTTGGAGAGACATTCTATGAGATATGATCTTAGATATACGCTTGATGGTCTTAAAATAGAACCTCATTTTTGTAGGGATTATCATTGTGACGACTCTCACGGTTGGACTTGGGAGGAAGCTAAGGAAGCGGTTCTTAACAACATTAGGGCTAATCTGGAACGAATGTCTAAGATGACTGAGGACGATTATTTTAATTGACACAAAGCGGCTATAGCTCAATTGGATAGAGCAATGACCTTCTAAGTCATAGGTTGTTTGTTCGAATCAAACTAGTCGCGCCAACTTAATTTACTAGGAGTTATATATAAATGGACATTGACTATTATACTCGGCAGATTCGTAAGTTTGCTATTTACCCTTCGGCGAGTACCGGCACTCTACAGGAGCTTATGTACCTCGGATTGGGATTGGGAGAGGCAGGAGAGATACAAGGTAAGATTAAGAAGCTGTATCGTGATGGTGACAGCGTAGATAGCCGTAAGGCTTTGCAGAAAGAGATTGGAGATTGCTTCTGGTATCTGTGCCGTATGTCCGATGCTCTTGGCATCGAATCTGGACAAATCCTAATGGAGAACTATAATAAGTTGGAGGATCGTATGGATCGTGGTGTCCTCGGTGGCAATGGTGACGACCGTTAAGGGGAACTAATATGTACATTCGTAAATGGTTGAATAAGAAAGAAGGTGTAGCTTTTATTGAAGTCAGCATGTCTAATAAAAATGGTGGGGATATTGCTATCGGTGATTGTCACCGTAAAATCAACCTTGAATTCCATAAGTGGCACGAAGATAAGTATGGAACTACACCAGCAGTAGTGAAGAAACAGCATTCTGACATGCTGGAAAAATTTGACATTCTTATCGAGACTCTTCAAGCGGCGAAAGCCGAATATATGAAGGGCGAGAAGGAATGAATTTTACTAAGCAAAAAGTATACTACGTTATCTGGGATGACCATTGGAGTCTTCTGAACAAGTGGCAGAATGAAGAGAGCCTTGACGACTCTCCTGTAGAGGTTCATACTATTGGTTGGTGTCTTCGGGATAGTGATACTGTCCTACATATGGCAAGCACTGTAGACAGCGGTAATCAGTCCTTCGGAGGGCATATGGCAATCATGAAGTCTGCAATTAAAGAGGCATGGGAACTTACTAATGTCTGACAGTAATGTAGTCAAAGTACCAGATTTATTGAAAGGGAGAATAGTTGTGGAAACTGTAAATATTAGCAAGAAAGAATATGAATCTTTGTTGGATGATTCGCTGTTTCTCAACTGCTTGAGAAGGGCAGGAGTAGATAATTGGCAGGGGTGGGATGATGCGTGTGAAGAATATCATGAAAAGTGTGAGACTGAAAAATGAATGATGAATGGGGAACACCGGATTGGGTGTTTCAATTGGCGCATAAGATAGAACCTATCTTCGCGTTTGACGCAGCTTGCAATCGAGAGAACTGTCTGCTCAGAGAGCAAGAGTCCTTCGGGGACTCTCTATTAGTCGATTGGTATGGTGTGTCATACAGGCAAGCTGTATGGTGCAACCCGCCATATAGCAGAGGTAACATCAACAAGTTTATTGACAAGGCTTTGTATGAAGCAAAGGAGAATGGAGTACGAAGTGTTTTCCTAGTAAGATTTGACCCCACTGCAAAGTGGTTTCAGAAAGCGTTTAAGAGTGGCTATTGTGATATTTACATGTTAGATAAGAGGATAAAATTTAAGGGGGCAGATAATACCTATCCGTTTCCTAACTGCTTTATTCATTTTCAAGCTAAAGACAACAAAGGTGGAGTGTACTATATATGATTAATAAGAACCGTACCATGACTGTCCGTGCTAAGATCCTGCGAGTCCTGAAGGGTCGCAAGACCGCTCTCAGCACCAAGGAGCTTGCCATGAAAGCGGGTGTCAACCATAGCAGTGCCCGACGTGAGTTGAATGCTCTGTATCGTGGTTTCATGGCAGACAGGCGCTTGGAGAAGGGCGAAGCCTTCTGGACTCGTGGTATTGCCTTGAACTAAAAGAAAAACCGGCATATAGCCGGCTTAAGTTTCTTCTTATGGGGACTTCGGTCCCCTTTCTTTTATCTAAGGTTGCTTGCTACAATCCTTACTCGTATACTTGGCTTTAGCACCCTTGTATTCAAGGCAACCGTCAATCGTACCTTTTGCAACTACACGTACCCCTGCAACTTTCCCGTCAAAGTTAGTGAGATAGCTGCCATTGGCACCATACTCAGTTACCCTAAGTTCATTGTCAGGTTTGGTGACTGAGGCACAGCCCCCAAGGGCTAAAAGACTTATTAGTAGATATTTCATATTAGTACGCTCCGTTAGCACCTTCAAACATTAAACCACCCAATGCGCCAGCCTTTGGATCTATACCCAAGGCATCATAGGACGGAGGGTTGGTCATATTCTGGCCTGTCTCTGACATCATTGCTTTCCTGAGAGGTTTAGAAAGCAGATTTTCCTTAGCAGACCTTGCAGCAAGACCACCACCAATGGCTATTGCGGCAGTACCGATACCAGGAGGCAATCCAAGAGAGTAGGCGGCTGATCCTGCGAGTGCTGCACCAGCAAAATGCTGGAAAGGAATATTCTCATTTGGCGCTTCAGCTTTGGGTTTCCCGAGGGACCCGAACTTAGCTGCTTTCAGCAGATCTCCTTCCATGTACTCTCTATTGTCATACATCTTACCAAGCTTAAAGAGATCTACATCACCAGTAGCACCTTTCATTGCATTCTCAATAGTATGAGATATTGCAATCTGCTTACGGGCAGCACGGTAGTTTGCAAGTAGTTCAGGAGGAGCACCAGCACTGATTGCGGCTCTCTCTAGCTCGTCCTCAATAGCAGCAGCTATATCTCTCTGTGCATGACCTAAGTCGACTCTTTCAGGCTTGGAACTCTTAAGATTGAGAGACGAAGCATCGCGGAGTTTACGTATTTGCTGGATAGCGTCTTTAGCATCAAAGTCAGCTACAGTTACCTCTTTCACCAATTTCTCAATCTTCGATGGGACACCCTGACCAAAGGACGTGTTCTTGAATTTGTCTTCAACCTTAATTAGATCATTGAGGTAATCAGTTCCAGTAATAAATCTTCCTGTGCCCACTAATGGAACGTACCCATTTTGGTAGGCATCAGAGCGGACTCTGTTTAGAACTCTTCCAGACAAACTCTTGACTGCTCCAGTAAGACCAAGAGCGTCAATAGCTACTTCATTAGTTCTATGTTGATTAATCCGCAGTGCAGTCTTAATCATCTCTGGTCGACCAGCGAAGTTAGCAATTTCCCCTTCGGGAACCACAACCATCCTTAGATCTCTAGCACCTTGAAGGGTCTCATCTCTAGTTGCGTTTCTACGAATTGCTTCATCACGAGCTTTATTCAAAGCAGAAATTTTAGACCCCTCTCATGGCGCAATGCGAGAAGTATGGAAAACATCAGT